GTCGCGCAGGCTCATACCGGGGGCGAAGTACCCGTTTATCGGTTGTCCTGTGATTTCGCTGATTTGCCCAAACGGAAACGCCGGGCCGCCGTCGTTGATCGTGGTCATGTCTTGTGCTCCTCTTTCTTGTCGAGTTCCACAATCAGGGCGTCTGCAACCCCAACGGCATCTTGTGCGTAGGCTTCAAAAGTCCCTGCGCGTTCTTCGTTAGCCAACATCCCCGCCAACGCAGCCGTGGCAATCCGTTCGCGGCGTTCGCGGTGTTCTTCTTGGACAAGTGCGATTGCCATCGCTTTCTGCGGGTTTTCAGCAGTCAGCCAGCCCTCAAGGTCTTTTCCAGTGATCATTGTCCATCCTCCATAGTCCGAAAATGCATGACCTCACTGCTCAAGGCTTCCAAGTCAGCGCGGAGGTTCTTCACAACCTCACGCAGTTCCTCCGACTCTTTGGCGTACTTGTAGCACCGCTCACGCAGTTGTCGGATCTCGGCGCGGTACTCTGTCGGAGTGTGCGCCATCTTGTCCCACTCGTCATCGAACAGGTCAGGTTGATATTGCGTGGTCATGTCATGTCCCCCTTGAAATGGTCAGTGCGTGTATCGCAAGGATGATGAACGCGATGAGGGTCACGGCAAACGCCATCCCCAAGAAAATCGTGGTCCTATCTCCGTCTTCCAGCCGGTGCTTCATTTCCCGCAGTTCCATGTCCTTACGACAGATCGCATCACGCAGGTCGTAGTTATCGCGCCGCAGTTCCTTGATCTCCCGGTTCTTGCGGTCGAGGGTGTATTCGCTCGGTCTTTCCACAGTGAATCCTCCTTACCAGTAGTCCCCACCTGTCCTCTTGCGTGAACAGGCCCAGTTGGGAGGGGGGACACGCCCCCACTCCCGTTTAGCATCGGCCTTTCGTGTGAGCCACCACCACTTGATGGCCCGGAACATTACGCGAACTTCCGGACGCTGATCTCGCGGTCAAGATACCACCGGGCCTTCTCAAGGTCAGCGATGGGGTCGCCATCCACCTTCTTCCCGGCACGGCTGAGATACTTCACCACATTGCCAAGACGATAGTTGAGGTCCTTGGCTTCGATGAAGTCGATGGTCTCGATGCCACCTGCCGTGTAGTGCGGCGGGCTGTTGACGGGGTCGGCCTCGGGGGGCAGCGTCACCCACTTGAACATCTCACCGCTCTCACGGATGGATTCCAACTTCGTCTCTAACGGCTTCCACTCGATGCGGTTCTCCTTCTTCCCCGCCTTCTTCTTGGCGGGCTTCTTCTTGTTGGCCTTCCACCGCGTGACGTACACGTACGACTTCGACACGCCGAACTTCTTGGCCACCGTCGCAGCGTCCTGACCAGCGGCCAGAGCAGCGAGGATCTTGTCTTTCTTCGTCTTCATTTTTCCAACTCCTTGCGTAGGGTCTCTACGTTTGTTTCATCTATCACTAATGCGACTCCACCCGCTTTGCGGATGTCATCGAGGTGCTTCAACTGAAGCGCGGTGGGCTTACCACCGTTTGCCTTGCACTCTATACCATAGAACAATCCTCCTTTGCAAATGAGAAAATCGGGGACGCCGCTATTACCGAAACCAGTTCCCATCGGCATCGCGTAATACGCCCCCAACTCGTTAAGGATCTTTTTTACCTTCGCTTTGACTTTCGCTTCCGGTGTCATTGTTGTTTCCGTCTTCACCCCTGAGTGAACTCATGATCTCGCCGGGCAGTTCCATGCAGTAGTAGTTCACGTTGTACCGCCAACCAACACCCTCGATCTGATAACTCTCGTCGTCTTTCCATTTTATGGTCACCATCGAGTAAGGCTTTGTCGGATTGGATATATCAACGAGAGAGTGGTCACGCCTATGCTCTGAAAAAACAGCAGGTGAGAACCCTCGCGCATTGATTATCGCCAGCCGTACGCTGATGGGATCAGGCAGTGTCTTGTTGTCGTACAACCTGCAAAAGCCTTCATCCACCCATAGCCTGTAGTCGCCTTCTTTGGCTTCGCCTACATATAGCGGTACCCTCCATACCTTCTCGTGTAATACATAGAACGGACCAAGAGACTGTTGTGGATTTGTGGAGGTCTTTTTCATCACTTGTCCAACAGCAGCATCTTCGGCATGGCCATACCCGTGACAGCGGCCTTGATGGGCAAGTGGACCTCTGCATTCGATGAACCATGCACAAGCACCGGGATCTTGTCATCAGCAGGCCGTCCGGCGAACGTCCGGTAGAAGACGAGCGCGGTCTTGATGTCCTCACCGTAGACAGGGTCGTTTACGATGTCCCCCTCGGAGGCGAAGATCTTGAAGCGTTCTGGCATGGCCTCAAGCAGTTCCTTGCCGAAGACCTCATCTTTTCCACTCGCATAATTGTTCTGCTTGTGGTGCTCGATGGTAGTCAGCAACTTGGCCGCAGGGAGCACACCGACTGCATAGCCCATATCCGGCACCGTCAGGATCACCCACTTGTCCGTCGAGAAGAAGTCATAGCATGCATCGACCTTGTTTCCAAGGATGTCCACCTTGGGCTTGAAGTACCCGACCGCAGATGACAGGGTATCGACCGTCAGCGGCGATAGTTGGCTGAAATGCAGCCCGCCTGTCAACAACCCGATCAGTTCACGGGAGTTCAAGAGCGGCATCTTGGCGATCTCAATCCTCGGTGACTCCGACACGGCCTCGTTGAACGAAGAGGTGATGACCGCACGGATCGCACGAAGCACCGTCCCGCCGACCCGGCCTGCGACCTCATGGGATGAGATATGACGCCGGACGATATCAGCCACCCTGTCTCCGTATTCAGTGATCACCTTACGGTCTTGCTTACGCCGCATCTTCTGGCGTTTGTTCAGGATCGCCTCAGCCACCATGTCACCATCGCGCTCAGCCACAATCATGCTGTAGGCGTACCCATCAGATGTTGGAGACATGAACGACAGGTTCACCCTACGTCTACGGGCTTTACCTTCGTATGTGGTATGAAGCCTGAACATCTTGAACCCATCCCTGTTGACGAATGCACACCCTCCCTCTCCGTCGATCTGGGTACCTAACAAGACCTCACCGTTCGATACGTGATGCAGTGCGGCTGCGATCTTGTAGACAAGACTACCGATGCCTACGGTGCTTTTGTATAGAGGATGTGCTAGATCACCCAATGCGGTCTGATAGATCCTGTCCCGCGCTTTCTTGTTGTAGAGCGGCTTTTCTTTTTCGGTACTCATGTGCTTTCTCCTCAGTTGTCGATGTTGATGTATTGTCCAGAGACAGGTTTGAAGTTCTTGTTGTGGGTCACAGCCCACAGCGTCGGGATCTTCGTATCCCACTTCGGGGTGCCAAAGAAGAAGCCGTCCGTCAGCACCACCATGCAGTCAGCCTCCACCCGGTTCTTGATCAGGTATTCACTGACGCATGAAGGTTCAGTCCCACCGCCGCCCTGCGGCTTCAGCATGTAGAGCAGGCTCTCGTAGTTGTCGAACACTTGCTCGCCATGCACCTTGGTATCCCACCACAGCACCCGAACCCGTTCAGGCTGCGCCGTGTGGCAGATGCCGACCAACTCTGAGGCGAACTTGGATAGGACAGCCCCGTTGATCGACCCCGACGTATCGATGGCCACGACGATCTCCCCGACCCTCTCGCTGATGACGGTTGGCATGTACAGGTCTTGGGCAAGGCGACGTCTGTTCAACCTGCGCCACGTGTACTCCTCCGCGCCACGCGACATGGTCGTGATGAAGTCACGCAGGACGTCCCGCCAATCCACCTTGGTCTCCATCACGTCCTTGATGGCACGGGGTACCTCGGCCCCGAACTTGGAAGCGAGAAGGGCACCTTGGTGTAGCGCTTCCGTGATCTTCTGGGACAGTTCCTTCACCTGCTGCGGCGTCAGTTTGTCGGCCTTGCTGCTGTCGTGCTTGTCCATGCCGCTGCCCTGCGGCATCCGGTTCTGCTGCTTGCGCTTCTTGAGATCGTCGTAGACCTCACGGACAGACCAGCCGATGTACTTCTCCTCGTAGTAGCCGCCCTTTGGCAACTTGGCCAGAGCCTTGTCCTTGAGGTTGACGATGAGGGCATTTACCACCATGTCGGCTGCGATGTTGAACAACTCCGCATCTTCCTTGATGAGATCGAGATGGCGGGGGATGTGCATCAGCACGACATGCAAATTCTCATGCAGTGCCAGCCCCGCGACCTCGGTGTCGGTCAGGGTCTTCAGGAAGTTGTTGCTATATCGCTTGTTCGTACCATCCGTGTACGCCGTAGGACAGTCCGGCTCATCGACTACACTCGACTCTCCCATGAGCATCACGCCGCCGTAGAGGCATGTCTCGGGATGCCGCATCAGCCTGATGTGCTGGCGCTTCAGCCGTGTCTCTTGTTCGTGGAACATATGAACCTCCTCAGACCACCAACTCGATGTTGCCCTTCACCCACGTCATGACCTCGGAGTTGCTCTTGGCGAGCCGCACCGTCCGCTTGGACTGGACGAGCATGGTGAAGAACACCGCCTTCAACTCGGAGGATGGCACGCGGTTGATGAACCGCATGAAGTTGCTCAGGTCGTCCTGCGTCTCGATGATGTCGATCGCGTTGAACATCGTCATGAGCAGGGCTGCGGTGTCGTGCGGCAACTCGATCGTATCCGGCGACTTCATGATGTCACGCACCGATACCAGTTGTTTCTCCATGACGAGGAACGACGCGAGCGACTCGGCAGCGGCCAGACCGATCGTGCCCGACAGGGCTGCATGCGTGAGCGTTGGCCCGATCAAGTCCCGCTTGCGCACGATGTTGTCAGCCTTGGCGAGCGATCTCGGGGAGACGAACGACAGGTTGCGCCTCGACGGGCTGAAGATGAACGGATTGTCATCCTGCCCACCATCGAGGTAGGACGCGAGACACCGGGGGTTCATAGCGACCCACGCCCTGAGTACGCTGCTGATGCCGTTGTCGTTGGCCCACGGGAGCCAGACCTTCTCGGTCGGCTTCTGCACCTGCACGATGACCATGCGGTTGCCGCCGTGAGCGAGGATGTTGTCACCCACACCGTCCGAGAAGTTGTTGGTCGTGGCGAACACGACGCTGCCGGGGGGCAGTTTCACGTCACCTGCGTAGTGCTCCAAGACGAGCCGCATGGCCATCTTCTGCATCATCTTGTCGCCCTTGGCCAACTCATCGATCATGATGCGCTTGGGCTTCGGGCTGTTGAGCCTGAAGATGGACGATGGGTAGAAGTCCAACTCCCCAGTCTCCCGGTTGGGCGCACGGATGAAGAGGTCACCCATGTCGATGTTCGACCAGTCGAGATAGATGTCGTCGTACTTCTCGTTGCCTACCCCGTTGGTCGCCGTGTCCTCCTCCTTCAGTCGGTAGTGAATGGATGATTTGCCGATACCCGGCTCGCCACAGAACAGGATGGTGTTCGTCTCACCGAGCGTCTTGACCAGCAAGTACGCATCGTTGATCGAGATCGACGTATTGAAACTGATAGCCATTTGCTTTCTCCTAGATGGTTGCAGTTACATGCCAAACTTCGACAGGATGTCGTCCACTCCACTCTTCACGCGGTCACGCGCCAGATCGCTATCGCGCAACTTGTCGATCGTCATGCCCTCCAGCACCGACGCCAACTTGAACCGCGCCTCCTCCAGTTGCGGGTCTTGATCGACGTTGAACTCCTTGAAGAGGTCGCACAACTCCAACGCCCGCTGCAAGGTCGTGTCGTACAGCCGCCGCCGCCGCACCTTGACCACACCGTCCTCGACGGTCGTATCGTCCTCGCAGCAGTGGGACAGCGACCGCATGACCTCGATCAACTGCGCCTTCTGCCGCTCCAACACGCCATCGACCAACGTCCGTGCCTGCCTCTCGTAATGCTTGGCAAGGTCATCGGCCAACTCGGTAGCGATGTTGCACCGGAAGTCACCCACCGGGACCTCGGTCGTGATGAGGCTCATCGAGAACTTGCGCCGCACCTCATCGACAGGCGGGTAGTCCTCCTTCTTGAACATCTGGTTCTGGCCGAACGCGATGTTCGCCACGATGCTCGGATAGACTTTGACGAACTCATCGACCAGATCGTTGAAGGTCTTTTCGTGGTGCTTGTACTCCTCCATGAAGGTCGGGTACTGCACGACGGGCAGGATGCGCTGCGGCCCCGCCCAATCATAGGTACGTCGCTTCATCCAGTTGTACACCGTCTGGCGGTAGTTGAGGATGCGCTTGTGTTCCGGGTTCTTAGCAAGCAGATGCTTGACGAACTTGCCGC